CCGTTGCTCGGGAATCCGTTCTCGCCCGGGTTCCATCCCTCGCCCTGCTTGTCGATTTCATGGCGGTCGAAATACGCCTTCATGCGGCGGGCGGTCTCGGGCGAGATCGTCGCGCCGTTCGAGAGGTCGCGCGCCCGAGCGATGCCGACCGCCGTGCCACCCCGGCCGTACTCGCTCCGCCACGCGAGCCCCTTCGCGGCTTCGTCGCGGACGCCGCTCGGAGGCGTGAAGTCGATGTGGTCATATCTAGCCGCCACGCTTGCGCCCCTTCCGCTTTGGCTTGCTGTATGCCTTCTCCTCGACCGGCGGCGGCTCGGGCAGCGGGTCGATCTTCGTGAGCGTCGCGACCTTGTGGCCGACTTGCGTCTCGGTCGCACGCCAGCCGCCGCTCACTTCTTCGTACAGAGTGATTAGGGCCGCCGGATCTTTCTCGCTCGCGTCGAGCTTGAAGTCGGTGCCCGGGACATCGAGCGTGCCGTAGTCCATCACGTGATCGACCCGCCCGCGGGCACGACCGCCCGATGAATTCCACGACACGAAGTCGCCTTCGGAGACACTGCCCGGCTTGGCACGCTCCTCAAGAGAGCGGCCGGCAGGCGGGGCCGCGGGCTCTATCGGCTGCGGAAGGCTCTCTGAGACGCCGGCCAGGATGCCTTGAATCTGAGCAGGCGAAATACTCGGGAAGCTCGCCGCAATCATCGACCCAGCGCCTTCCTTTGTGAGCAGGCCAGCGGGCACTTGAGAGATGATCTGAATCAGCCCGTTGATCTGTGCCCCGTTGAGGCTCACATCGGCCACTTGCGGAGCCTCCGGCTGGGCCGGCTCGCCCGGCACCGCCGGCACCACCGGCTCGCCAGCCGCAGCGGCCAGCCCGCCTTCGACCGCCTGGCCGTCGATGCCGCTTCCCGGCTGTTGCTGGGCCAGCACGTCGCCTTCGGTCGGCATCTCGCCCAGCGTGCCCATGTTCAGCGGCCGATAGCGAACGTCGCCGCCTTCGACCGGGTCCATGTTTTCCAGTTCGCGGATGTCATCGGTGTTCAAAACGCCGATGTCCCACATGGCCCGGTAGTAGGCCGACCGGCTCGAAGAGTCGCCCCGGAGCAACCCGCGCACGTCGAACTCGATCAGATACCGATCGTCGTCTTCGATGAGGTCGCGCATGAACGCCGACTCGAATCGACGCAGCCACGGCAAGATCGTGTGCTGCACGAACTCGATGTCGGCTTGCGCGCTGCCGGCCCCGATGCCGAGCAGATGACCGGGGCACCGGAAGAGGCGTGCGATCTCCTCCAACTGGTAGCGGCGAAGCTCAAGAAACTGGGCATCGCTATTGCTGCTCTGCGGGATCTCGTAGGGCTTGAGCCCACCCGTGAGCACCGCCGTATTGTGAGCGTTGCCGACGCCGCCGTGACGCCGGTCCCACTGCGACCGCAGCGACTCGCGGGCCTCCGCGTTCAGATTGCCGTCGGTCGAGAGTACAAACCCGGGGCGGGCACCGGCCGCGAAGAAGCGAGCCCCGTGCAACTCGCAAGCCCGGGCCAGTGCGATCGCGTCCTTGCACTCCTCGACAATCGACATCCCGTTGATGCCGTCGTCGCTCGGGCCGCGAATCTGGAGGATCTGCTCGTTCGAGTAGATCGTCTCGGTGCCTTTGTCCTCGCGGAACTTGTAGCGAATCTTGCCGTTCTCGACCCGTTCCACCTTCATGCGGCTCGGATGCAGCGGCACGATCTGACCGGCCTTGAGTTCCGAGAACGCGTCGCCCCAGAGCCCGATGTGAAAGACAGCCTGCTCACGCCACTCGAAGGAGGTCTGCCAGCCGTTCGGCTGCGCGTGGAGTTGGCGGTAGAGCAGGAGCTCGCGGGCGATCCGCTTGCCGCCCCCTGGCGTCCGCTCAAGTACGTGGAGCGGCAGGCTCGCCACCGTCTCCGCGATCACCCGCAGGCAGGAGAAGACCGCCGCGACCGAGTGGGCATTGCTAGAGTCGATCCTGACGCCGGCGGCATTCCGCGAGCCGCCGCCTTCGTCGTCCCACATGCGCTCTTCGTTGGGCAGCCAGAGGATACGGTGCTCGGATTTGGCGATCATAGAAAGAAGATTTCCGGGGTGCCGCTGGGCTGCTGCTCGGCCGCCATCCAGGCAGCAATGCCTTCACAACACGCCACGATGCCGTCGATTCGCTCGGTGCTCTTCGCTTTGCTCGGGTAAATGTTGCCGTGCCTGTCTTCGGCCACCGCACAGTTGGACGCGTTCCACGAAAACACCGGATGCCCACCGTGCCGCACGCGGCCCGACAAGATCAGGTTTTCGAGGGTCTTGAGCGGCGCGCTCATCGCGCGCCCGCCTTGTGGATACCCTACAACGTCAACCCCATCGCCTTGCAGTAAGTTGGCGAGCATCTGGCCGTTAAACTTCAAATCCACGGCGAGTCGCCGCACCCGATACTGCTCGCAGATTTGCAGGATGTCGCGGTGCAAAACGGTGTAGTCGGTCACGTTCCCGTCGGTCACGCGGATGTGCCCGTCGCGAATCCATCCGAGATAATCGACCTTGTCGCGGTGCGCCCGATCCGCAGCGTTCGACTCTGGAATCCAGAAGAACGGCAGGATGTCGAGAGAGTTGTCAGACGGGTCGGGGCACACGAGCACCAGGGCGGTGAGGTCATACGTGCTCGCGAGATCGAGCCCCGCGTACACCGGCCGGTCGCCGAACTCCCGCAACGGCCCGCCGCAAGCGGCCCACGAATCCGGCTTGAAGAACCGTGTGTCCTGGGTCGTCCAGACATTGAGCCGGTATCTCAAAAATGAGTTCAGTTTCGTCGGGCTCTGCTCGGCTTCGCGGGCGTCCGCGGCGAACGACTCCTCGGTGATCGTGGTGCCGAGCGACGGGTTAGCCATCCGCCAGACGCGAGGCTCCTTCCACGTGTCATCCGCCGCAGACTCGGGCGGGGCCGCGTAGATGCACCCAAAGAACGTCGGGTCGAACGCGGGATCTGCGATACACTTCTCCGCGTAGGCGTGCTGCTCCCAGCAGATCGACCGGCGATCGTAGCCCGCTGTCGTGATCGACAGGATAAGCGGCTGCCGGCGGGCGGCACCGCCGTACCGAAGGGCATCGAAGAGTCGCCGGTCGCGCTGTGCGTGGAGCTCATCGAAAAGGAGCATGTGGATGTTCAGGCCTTCGGCCCTGAACGCGTCGGCCGATAGCACCCTATAGAACGAGTTGCTCGCTCGGTGGATGATCGTCTTCCGCGAATCCACGACCTCAAGAACGCGAGAGAGCGCGGGCGACGACCGCACCATCGACGCCGCTTCGCGGTAGATGATTCCTGCCTGCTCGCGGTCGCAGGCCGCACCGTAGATTTCTGCGCCCGGCTCGTGGTCGGCGACCAGGCCGTAGAGCGCGACGCCCGCGAGGGTGGTGCTCTTTCCCATCTTTTTCGGCAACTCGATATACCCGACGCGATACTGCCGGGTGTTGCCTCGAACACGGCCGAACAGGTTGCCGAGAACGTGCTTTTGCCACGGCAGGAGCATGAACGAATGCCCGGCCGTCTGCCCCTTGCTGTGACGAAGGATGCTCTGAAAGAAGTCAAAGACCGTTTCGGCTTTTGCCTCGGTGATCTTCGGCAGCACGCCGGCCTTCTCAGCCGCCTTGATGGCGGGAGAAGAAATCTGCCAGTTCGTCTTGTGGCTGATCTTGCTTTGTGCCAAGTCGCACCCTGGAGGAAGGCGTCAGCCCGAACTCGGTCATCAGAGACGATTGCAGGCTCACTAGCCCCTTGTAGAGCGAGCCCGCCGGGTTCGGCTTCACGCCGCCGAGATCGGTCTTGATCGTCGGGCCACTGGCTCGCAACTCAAGGAGACACGCCTGGGCCGCAGCGTACACCTCGCACAAAGTCGCCAGGGCTTCGCCGTCGCCTGTCGTGAGCACATTCATTCCGAGCAGGATCGGCACGAGCTCGTTCCACTTCGCCACCGCGAGCGGTTCGACGTTCAGCCGATCCGGCATCGGCGGCGCGCCCGGCGGCGCGGACGGCTCGCGCTTCGGCGCGCCGCGTTGCGTGCCGCTGAGAATCTTCAGCGAGGTGGGTTTGGGCTTCCGCCCTCGGGTTGCCATGCTTGTTTTTTAGGCAGGGGAAAAACGGACGGCCTATTCCGCAACGCGCGAACGGGTTAGAGCAGTTGGATTTCCTCGTTGGCCCCTACCCCTCTTGGGGGGGTATGGCGTCTTCCTGCGGTTTCCCGGGGGTAATCAACGAAACAGTAGCATCTGCCCAGACCATGACGCGCCTTTGCGCACGTTGCACTTCAAGCAGGCACAGCGAACATTGTCCCACTCATGACCCTTGATGCCTGCACTCAAAGGGTAGGGATGGTGGTCAACTGTCGGCGACATCGGGTCAGCATGACCGTCTCGAATAACATACTTCGCCAGGGTCTTCTTCTTGCAGATGTGGCAGCGATAGCCATCCCGCTCAAAGACTGCCGGTCTAGTGATCTTGGGATCATAGAACACGCCGAATCTCCTGCACCGCCTGCCAAAGTCTCCGCACAGCTTCTTGTGCCTCTTGAGTACACACCTGTTGCACACCGGCTTTGCTTTCCTCGCCTCAACACTCCCGCCGATGAAATGAATCTTCATGGCGCGATTGCAGCATGTGCACACAGCATCAGTGCAATCTTTCTTGGCACACTCCCAAGAGCAATGCGGCAACTTCCAGCAAGCAGGCTTGACGCACTGAACTCCACACAATTTGCACGAAAGAACCTTCGGGATATGCCGAACAAAGAATGCAAACGTACTAGCAGCGATGGCGACCGGGGCTCGCGGTTGCTTCCGCAAAGCACACTTCCACATCCTCTCGGCACTCCGCAGGAATGCCTTCCTGTGTTTCATTCCGGCCCGAACCGCATACGCCTCGGGTGACTGGCACACATTGTTGGGCCGCCTTCTGGCAGCCTCATCAATCTTGCTCCTGTCCCACGCTTGTATGCCTGCGTTCCTTGCCTCATGAAAGCAGCGTGTCGAGCAATACTTCCGGCCATTACTCGACGTGATTTTAGAGCCGCACATCGCACACAGAAGGGGAGTCTTCTTTCCCCTCGGCTTGCTGGGAGTTCCTTTCCTTGACGCTATGCTCGCCTGCACGCCCTCCTTCCGGCGAACAGCCCGGCACGCATCTGAGCAGCATTTCCGTTTCTGTATCTCAGCCAAGCCGGCCGCGACGAACTGCACGCCGCACACCGCGCACGTCTTGTGCTTGATTGGGTCGGCGTATCGCCCGGCCTTGCGCTCCTTGAACCGAGAGATCTTGCAGCACTCGGGGCACGAGGCACGATCGGCCCCATAAATAGTCGTCCATGACGAACCGCATTTCCTGCACGCCATACTCACATCCTTGTGGTAGGCGGAATGTATCAACCTGAGTTTGCGCGCCTAGTCTCGGCGTTCGTCTTTCTCTGGTGACAAGACGGGCAGAGCGTTTGCCCGTTGGAAAGCTCATAGCGCAGGTCGGGACGCAACTTGACTGGAATTACGTGATCGGCGTGAGCCTCGCCCTTGCGGCCAAGAACCCGAGAGCAGTGCCGGCACATGTAAGCGTCCCGCTCAAGCACCGCCTGCCGCCACGCGCGATGCTTCGGGTCGCAGTAGCCA